TGTTTGTCTTATAATCCACGTACAAATCAACCCGATGGAGGGCACAAAGCAGTTAGAAAAAGATATATTATGTGGCTAGAATCTAGTTTACAAAATAGGAGTTGGAATCCCGAAGATTTAAAATTACAAAAAGAAATTATTGACGATCAAATAAAACTTATTAATTCTGTCAAAAACCCATACTTTTCTTACATTTAAATGAAGAAACCGCTTAAACAATTCAGACTCAAGAAAGAATACTTTACTTCGGTACCTGATAACAAGTATATGATTCTTAGCGATCTATCTGGCAAAATTATTTTAAAAGGAGATTCGTATGGGTGCAAGGACCATCCTGAATTTACAAAGTTACGTCATCAACTTTGTGAGCTGGGTTACATCTCAATTGAACATTCGTGGATCAATGGAGATAAAGTCTTAACGCCATTTAAACTTAACAAACTCAGTTTTAAGAAAAATGACCAATTTCCTTGTGCAAGTGCTTTGGGTATAAAAATGTTTGCAACAAAAATTAAAAATGAAAAATAATAACAATATGAAAGTAGAAATTGACCCAGAAACAGCTGACGGTATTGTTCGCTGCTCTTTAAAACAAACCATTGAATACCTTCGCGAAGACATTGTGGTCTTTAAGAAAACAAAGAAGCTCCAAGATTACCAAAAACGTGAATTGGCCGATCTTATTGTATTTTTAGACGCTATGGAAAAGACTTTTGATTATTACGGAGGTAACTTGCGCTAAGTTATGACAAATCTAAACACAGTCGTAGAATTGTCTGAGTCCGAGCAAGCAATATGTAGATATATCGCCAAGCGAAGATTTGAGAACAATCGAAGTGGCGGAATCCAAGATCAGAAAATTGGAGCGCAAAGCAATGCAAACGTAGATTTGAATGGATTCGCAGGAGAGTTTGCGTTTTGCAAATTACACAATATCCTGCCAGATTTTTCAATCAACGTGCGAAGAACAAACGTCAACGACTATGACGCTATTTTGGAAAACAAGAAGATTGATGTAAAAACAACAGAGTATCCCGCTGGGAAATTAGTAGCAGTTGAGTGGAAAAACGACAATGTCGATTTGTATGCATTGATGACGGGTGAGTTTCCGAAGTATATATTCAGAGGATTCATGCGTAGGGAAGAACTCCGACGACCGGAGAGGCTTGGAACATTAGGAAGAGGTCCAACTTATATTGCAAGGCAAGAAGAGCTTAAATCATTAAACGAAGTATTTTAAATTTATGAAAATCATAGTTACACAAAAAGATATTGACAAAGGACTCAAATCAACTTGTTATGAATGTCCAGTCGCTCTTGCGTTTAAACGTAAAGTTAAAAATCAAATTCGTTATGGATTCGCTGTTAATGCTGAATCCATAGAACATTTTACCAAAGACATGTGGTATATTTACGCTCTACCTAAAGAGGCAAAAAAATTCATTCAACGATTCGATCACGATCAACCTGTAAAACCATTCACATTTGAAACACAAAAAGACAAAGTGAAAAACCATCCACTTTCGAAGTACTAAAGACAAAATGAAAATTAAAGTTACTCTTAAAGATATTGAAGAAGGATATAGAGGGAGTTGTTATGATTGCCCCGTAGCTCTTGCATTTAAACGGGAAGTTAAACCGACAACCCAAATTGGGTTGAATGTTGGCGCTGAACGAATACTTCATCGCGAAGTACATGAATGGGACACATACACGCTGCCTAAAAAAGCGCAAACTTTTATTAAACGATTTGATGATGGGAAACCGGTTAAGCCATTCACTTTTGAAATTGAAAAGGATTTAAAATGAAAAAGAATAAAGATTTAGAATACTATCAGAACGAATGCCAACGTCTTCGTTCCGAACTTAACTATAAGTTCCAGACTGATCCGGTAACTGCAAGTGCAGCCGCCAGAGAAGACCAGCGGCTTTACCGTAAGGTGGGCAAGAAGTTCATTCCTGCAAATGACCCATACGCTTATGATGGTCTCCGTGAAGGCTTTTGGCTCATTCATATTACACAAGGATGCACTTCTATTCGTCAGCAAATTTATCCAGAGAAGTCTGCAATTACTGCGGCGGCTCGTCTTATGGAAAATAAGCTAGTTGATATTATCCGTAAAGCATGTGAGGCTCGTCCTGCCAAAATTACTCTATCTCCCGAAGAAAAGAAAGATTGGGATAAATTTGTTGCGAAACACGGTGACTCGTTTAATACTCTTTGCTATCCTTCTATTCAAGAGAATGCAGAGAAGATTGTTGCTGCTTTGGTTGATAACAAATGAAAGCTGAACAACAAAGAATCGCCATTGCTGAAGCGACAGGATGGAAGTGTAGCGAATACTCGCACGAATTGGGGCGACTTGTCGCGCAGTTCATCCCCGACTTCATTCACGACTTGAACGCTATGCAATCGGCGGAGAACACTCTCAGTGTTAGAGACAAACAGGGTTATATCTCAATTTTGCGCAATATTTGCACAGTCGCAGGGTGTTGGCCGGAAACGGCCACCTCCGCCCAACGCGCAGAAGCTTTTCTCCGCACGATTGGCAAATGGGAGGACGACAAATGTTGAGAGAAGCCGATAGAGTTATGGAATGGAGAAAAAAGTACGAAGAATTGGAAGAGTATCTTCGCTTTATCGGCAAACAAATTCCTTGTAATACTGGCGGCACGTTTGAAAATGATCCGCCCGATGCTATTATGGATGCTGTTGTAAGAGCATTAAACGCAGCGAGAGTGGAACCTATATATAATAAAGAAGTATTCGACAACACTTTAGAGTCATTGCGTTATAATGTTGAACGCACTAAAGTATTTGAAGAAATTGCTGATATGCTTTATAAAGCAGGATATGATCAAAGAGATGCTGTTAAAAAGATTTACGAGATCGTAAGAGAGAAATATCCAATTGGTGTATATGGTCCTTCTACTCAATAACAAATAAATTTATGTTTCAATACATTATCAAAGGAGATTGTTTTAAAGCCGTAGCTGTTAAATCAGAAATGAATCATATGGAGATGGGGGATTATGTGCGTGAACATAGCAAGAAAATACATAACGAATCGTATGATAGGGTATTTTCTCTTGGTGCTATAGATATAGTTAACCCAAAAGTTATGTCTCCTAATGATTTTGCGAATTGTGGACCTTATATTATTTAAATTTATGTACGCATCAAACTATAGTAAAAACCTCATTACAGCGGAAGAGAAAGTAGCCGAGTTAATGAAGCAACGTGACGCACGCGAGGCCGAGTATATTCGCGGCGCACGAATGGTTGCCGAGTCCGCCTCCGCGTGGCAAGTCCGCGCCGAGAAAGCCGAAGAGCGTCTTGAATGGCTTGAAAGATTTCTTCAAGCTGGAGGCACGAGCATAAATACCGTGTCTTATTATACTGTTGAAAATCATCCTGATGACACCGATGAAACACGTTTCAATATGCCATTTAAAATCGGCATGAGTGTGGAAACTGAGAATCGTGGTTGCTACCGGTGGGTTGAGTTTAGTAACGGCGCAAAAGGTATTTGCCCAGCTATTGATGCCGCTAAAATCAAATACGATGAATGGCGGCGAGAACAATTCTAAAAAAAGTCATTAGAAACACTTGACATCTAATGTAAAATAAGTAGGTTCTCTTTTGTTCTTTCACATCTTCCCTTCTGTGTTTATGCAGACCGCTGTATTCGCGTTTATAAAGTAAGCTCCATGTTGCTACGAAACTGGGTGATCTCTTGAAAAGATTCACGTTTCTTTACATCGTTTAAGAATTAGCGCACACAAGTGCATTCATCTTCTGGAAATGTTCTGGAAGACTTGTGTGGCAGGGGGAACCAATTTTGAATAGCAGCTCGGAATGTAGAAGGTTGTTTCCATCTTCGGTACGAGCACGGGGTCTAACCGTCAGCGGAAAAGCATGGAAGTCACGAAAAGCCTCTGGGTTCATAACAGCACGTTTATGGGGAAATGTTAAACGTGTTGGAACCTATGCGTAAATAAGAAACTCGCTGAAGTGTAGTTATATAAAGCAAAACTACATCTATTCAAATAATTTAACATACACAGTAGTCCTCTTGATTCACGTCAATGACAATAATGGCTGTGTGCAATTTCCCTACCTGCATTGAAAGTCGGGTTCATCCGTGAAAGCAGAAATGCTTCTAGGTGCATGGTGGGGATTCAATTTAAAATTTAATTTTTGCGGACGTGGTATATTAGTAGTGCAGCAGCCTCCAAAACTGCCTTATGAGGGTGCGATTCCCTCCGTCCGTGCCAATTTCAAACACGAACTAAAAAATCGCAAATAAGATATACATTAGAACCAAACGCGAACACTTTTAGGGCAAATAAATGATAGAGATAGACTTACATCCACAGCTCGTCGCAACCGCATTAGAATTAGCGGAAGATAAGCCAAAATTAAAAAACTCCATACGAGATGGTGATGGCTGGAAAATCGCCATGATCTCTGACCTAATGGTTCAAGAAGCTCTGGGCGGCGAAATCATTTCTCACGAAGACTACAACTCTGATTGGAAGTCAAACAAAGGAAAACGCTTTGAGATCAAAGCTAAAGAAAGAACAGTTAAGCCAAAGCCCCATTACAACTGCACCGTTTATCAGTTCAATACCTTACAGAAGTGCGATTACTATTTATTCACCAGTATTCTCAAAGACTATTCTAAAGGTTACATTCTTGGTTACATGAATAAAAAATCATTTTTAAATCAATCTTTGAACTGCAAAAAAGGAGAACTGGACGAATCTTCTCCTGCTCACAAGCCTTATCTCTATCCAGCAGACTGTTTGAACTTGCGTATCAGTGAACTGCAAAAATTCAGCCTTGGCCAGTAAAACCATTGACAAGCTAGACGCTTTCTGATCTAGCTCTTTTACATGAAACTATCTCTTTGCTGCATCTCTGAAATTCTTGCCGAACAAAAAGGCTTCAAGTTTGAGACGATGACTTTCACTCGTTTCGTCTCTTTAGATCGAAGCGAAGCTATTCGCATTCTTAGTCGGCGCATTCTCAATAACTTTTTCGTTACGCATCAGATCATTAAGCATTGCCACAGCTACGGCATTGCTGGCTACCGTTTGTCCT